ATGTATTTATATATAGTGTTTTATGTGTGTTTGAAATTTAAAATAATATTAATGCAGTTAAATAATGAATTAACTCGATTTGGAAAAAAGAGACAGAGAGCAAAAGCTCAAAGAGCCTTAAAAAAAGCTCAGGAAATTGAAAAAAGACAATTAGAGAATGGTTACAAGTATGTTAGAGAAGGAAAAATCATTCGATTAAAGAGAGTAATAAACTAACCAATTAAATAAAATTTATAATCTAAATAGCTATGGCATATCATCGAAAAAATTATTTGGAAAAAGTTCTGAAAGTTCAGCAAATAACACTTGAGCATCGTAAACAAGGATTGTATTTTAAAGAAATTTATTATCAATATATAGAAAATTCGTTCAATATAAGTAAACGAACATATGACTCTTATTTGGGAATTAATGTCAAAAAACAACTTAAAGAACTTACAGAGAATGTATAAAATTTTAATGAGTTAAAGAAAAACAGCTATTTATAAGAAAATATAAATAGCTGTTTTTTTTGATTATTACTATATTGATTGTTTAGAAATCATACTTTAATTCATTTTTTAAAGTTACTTTATCATAAGTACCTATGCGTTCAATAGTGTTATTTCGCCCAAAATAACTACATTCATACTGTAATAAATAAACATTAAGTGTTGATTTTTCATCATGGCTAAATCCTTCATCAATTAAACTTAGTTTTCCAGTAGATTTAGTTTCTAAACCTTTTAAAATTTCATGAACTTTATCTATATAAGTTAAGAAGAAATCATCTGTTCCGTGCTCAGAAGTATTATGAAATTGTCCATATGATAATCTACATACAAGAGTTGCTATAGGAGATTTTTCTTTATGATTTACAGTCCAATCAATTAATAAATTATTCTTCGTTACAAGTTCTGTATTTGTTTCATCAAAGTCTTGTTGACTATATAAATCAATATATTGTGGTTGCGAAATTCCTTCTTTCGTAAAAATATTGATAACATCTTCTTTGGAAAATTCATTGACGATTTTATGATATAATTCTTTCATTTTTTATAATTTTATTAGTTAGTTGCATTTTCTGCATTAATGATGATACGTTGGAACATTTCTTTGAACCAAGTTTCTAAATCTGAAGAACTCATTCCATTTCCTTGTCCATTATTAGAAACTTGAACTCCGCCTTTGATGAAAGAATCAATCTTAATTTCAATTCGTTTTTCTTGGCTAGCTTGTTGTGTTACACTGTTGATATCTTCTTTTACTTGTGGAGGTGAAAAGTTTTTGGCGGTTGATTTATTTACTTTGTTTTGATTAGTGTATAAACTTCTTTTTCCTGAGTTGACTTTATTATTAAGAGTGTTTTGTATTTCTGGTGTAAAAATACTTAATAAGGCATCATTGCCTTGTTTCATTAATTTGCTTTTCTCTCCATCTGTAACCAATTTATTCTCTATTCTAATTTGATTAATACGTTTTAAAGCTTTTGTGGACAATCCTGTTGGATCAAACTCTTGAATAGTTTCTAAAATTTGTTGCAATGGTTTAAGAAATCTATCCATTAATACAATGTGAATACGTATTAAACCACCTATTATTCCGTCTGTTTTAAATGCTTCTACAATGCTGTCCCAATGATCTTTTATAGCTATAAAAGCATTAATAACCCATCCTATAGGACCTAAGAATTGTAACATAGCTGCTCCCCATTCATCATAATAATTGATAGCAATAGCAATATAAGCTACTAGAGCCGCAATACCAATTGCTATTGCTCCAACAGGATTTGCAAACATAATTGCATTTAATGAAGTTAATAGAGGAATTAATGTTTCTGCTATTCCAATTACAGTAGAAAGACTTTCCAAATAAGGTAAAATACCACCAACTTTATCTGCTATAGAAGCTTCAATATTTGCCATAATATTTTTTATTCCATCACCAGCACCTTTAAAATTTTCTAATTTATTAGGATCTATGTCTGTACCACCAAGTCCCTGTATAAAATTGACTCCTGCTTCTTGTCCTGTTTCAGCAAAAATTGATGTTAAAGCTGCCTTTTTTGCTGGGTCATTGGCTTCTTTTAGCATTGTTTGTAAAATATCAAAAGAAGATCCAGCTTCTAAATTTTTGGGATTGATGTTTAAGGAAGAAGCTATATCATTTAGTTTATTTTCATCTAGGCTTTCTATTGCAGCAATAGACTGTTCTAATCCACTAAAAATACTATCAGACGAACCTCCTTTTTTAACACCATTGGTCATTACACCTAGGTAATCTTCTACACTTAATCCCATTTCTCTAATTTTGGGAAGGTTTTTTTCTAACTGGTTTAACATATCTCCATTCAAATTACCTCCTTTTTCGTAAAATTGCTCCAAAACGTGCATATTACTTTCCATTGATCCTCCTAACCCATTAGCCATCATATTAGAAGTTTGTAAAATTAGTTTACTTGAATCTCCCCACCTTTTTTCAAGAGAATGTGCTTGGGCATTCATTTCTTCTGGATTTGGAATTCCTATTTGTTGAAGCATCATTTTATTATTTTGTAATCCTTTTGTGAATTGTAATCCATTTTTTAATGTTTCAAAAGAATTTAATAAACCACGTATATTTTTAGAACTAAATGCTTCTCCCATTTGGGAAGAAATAGTGCTAAGACTATTCTTTATTTGAGAAGAAATAGAATTGATAATATTTTTAATATTATTGAATACTTTTCCGAATCTTGTAGTAAAAGGTTCGAGATTAGCCAAGACTTTATTTGTAGCTCCTCTTATCCGTTCGTGTAATATAATAAAGCTAATTCCTGCGTCAAGAGCGAAGGATTTTAATTTAGCTTTCATTTTATCTGTTACATTATTTAATCGTTGTTGAATATTGTTTAATGAATTATTAAACAGCTTGTCAGATAATTCGTGTAGACTTTCTAATTTGTTTACTGCCATACTTGTTTTTTGAGTTAATATTTTACTTGACTTTATAATATATTGTTTGATATATAAAGTTTTCTGATGCAAAATTCCAAGAAAAAACAAGCGATTTGCTAATAAGATTGCAACCCTTGCCGACTATTTTTGATTGGGCAAAATTCCGTCTAATCTTTGCCTTGTCAAATAAATAATTTAATAACTCAATGAGCAATCTTAACGGAATTACAATTCAAAAAGGAAAATTAGGTGCGAACAGAACTAACAATAAAAGAAGCGTTTCTGCTTTGATTATTAGCTCTGCTATAGTAGCAAAACTGGCATACAATACACCTATTACAATTTACAGTACTGACGATTTAGAGCAGTACGGATTAACAGCAGAATTTGATGCTGTAAACAATGTTCATGTTTATCGACATGTTTCAGAGTTTTATCGAATGGCTGGAGCAGGAACAGAACTGCATTTAATGTTAGTCTCACAAACTGAAACATTAAAAACTATTGTTGAAAGTGAAACAGCTAAAACTTTATTAGCTTCTGCAGATTTTGAGATTAGACAATTAGCTATAGCAGTAAATCCAACAGAAGCTCCAACTGTAGTAAAAGGTTTACCAGAGGAGTTAGTGGAATCTATTCCATTGGCACAAGGATTAGCAGATTGGGCATTTAAACAAAATATGCCTTGTCATATTTTCTTAGAAGGTTATCATTTAGATGGAGCATCTAATATAGTAGAAAATTTACGTGAAATTGAGAATGTCCAAGCGACAAAGGTTTCTGTCGTAATTGGGCAGGATTGGAAATATGCTGAAACAAAAACTGGTTTAGCTCAAAAATTCGCAGATGTAGGAACTGTATTAGGAGTTTGTTCAGCTGCATCTATTGAACAAAATATCGGAGATAATGAAGCTTTTGATATTAATGATTCTAAAAAAGATGCTTGGATGATTCCAGGTTTATCTAGTCATAAGAAGAATACAGAGGTTTATTCTCAGCTTCAAAACTTTGAAGATAAAGGATATATTTTCGGTCTAAGTTATTCTGGTTTAGCAGGAATTCGTATCAATAATGATCATGTATGTGCTCCTGTAGTTGTGGATCAAGAAGGAAATATGAACGAACATACTATTGCTTATGGGCGTATTATGGATGATGCAATTAGACAATTAAGATCTGTTTACTTACCAAAAATAAAAAGAACATATCCAGTAGATGAAAATGGAAAATTATTATCAGGATCCCTTGTTTCATTAGAAGGTGTAGGAGACAAAGTATTTGAAGACATGATTGCTTCTGGAGAAATTTCTTATGGAAAAACAACTATTGATTCAACAAGTGATTTATTAGTAGAAAAGGAACTTATTGTAAGCTTTGCTATCGTGCCTATGGGAAGTATTGGAGAAATTAAGGGTACAATTAATATCAAGAATAACATTTAATAATCAAATAAAAATAAAGTTTAATGGCAACAATTAATAGAAACGGAAAAACATATGATAGTGTTGATGTGACAGCATTTATTGATGGAATTCCAATTGAAGTAACATCTTTAACATATGGAAATGAACAAGAACATCAATTAAACTGGACATTAGGATCTTCTCAAGCAACAAGTTGGAGCGCAGGGAAACGCACACCTTCTGCAACAATGGGAGTGATGATGCATGATATTGCTCCAATTGAAATGGCTGCTAAAGGAAGTATTTTGGATATCAAACCATTTAAATTGATTGTAAGTTTTACAAATGAATTTAATGCTCCTGTTTTCGATGAGTTAACAGTTAAGTTTCAGAATGAAGGTAGAGAAGTTACTGGGGAAATGGGCTTGAAAAAAGAATATACAATGTTCGCATTGTCAGTGAAATTAAACACAAAACCTTAATCAATAATTAAAATTTTATAAAGCCTGTTTTAGGCAGGCTTTATTACTTAATAATTTTTAAAATAATCAAAAAATATAAATAAAATGGCAACAAATAAAAATCAAAAAACAGTATCTCAAGAAACAATTGATAAAGTAGGAGGGAAACAAAATTTAAGACGATTGGTTTTACGTGATGAATTTCAAGATTTAGAATTAGAAGTTATTAGCCGTATTCCGGATCGTACAACAATGGGAGAATATTTGAAATATGCGAATGTAAATCCTAAAAAAGCGCAAGAAGTATTGGTAAATGGGTGCTTACTAACTGATCGAGATGAGGTTTTGTCAAGTGATGCTCTATTTAATTCTTGTGTTGCAGGTATTGCCGAAACAATCCCTATGGCTGCAGCAAAAGTGGAAAAGTACTAACCGATTGTACAGGTTTGATAGATGATGACGAATATGATCAGATTTTCAAAATTAATGCATTCATCAGTCATTTTCTACACATACCATTTCCTGAACAATTGGATGATGATACATGGGCCCTAAAATGGGCTCAAGTAAAATGGTTGATGGAAAAAGGAATTATAACCCCTAAAAAAGCAGAGAATGGCTTATAAAAATTATAGCAAAATTTTAAATGATAGCATCAAATCTCCTCAGAATATAACCATTGATTTAGCATCTCGTTTTGCAGCAGCTTTTGGATTAAATGCAGCATCTAAAGTAGTGTCTAAGGTTTTTGGAGAAAAAATGGCAGGTAAAATAAAAGGATTCGAGTACTATCCTTCAACTAATACGAATGTAGAGTATGTTAAACTAATAACTCCTCAAAAAGATTCTTTAGAATTTTCTGCAGTGTTAGATAGTGCTAGAGGTAACGTTTTTGCACCACCATTAATGATGACTTTTTCTCAAGAAAAATCTTTGATTGAAACAGAGGTTAATGATGACGATCCTATTGTAATAGAACGATGGGGAACAAAACCCTGGAATATAGAAATGAAAGGTCTACTTATCGATTTAGATAACCGAATTTATCCAACAGAAGAGATTAAAAAATTAAAAAAGGTCTGGAGCTATAATGGAGTTATAGCAGTTGAAGGAATACAATTTCAAGAAAAAGGAATAGATAGTATTTATTTCAAATCGATTGATTTTTCACCTATAGAAGGATTTCAAGATACGATGCAAGTAAGTATTAGTGCAAGTAGCATTAAGTCTGTAAACTTTATATTGGGTAAGGGTAAAATAATTACAGATGAATTAAATCAAGAGCCAGACCCTGTAGACAAAAGTGAGGAATATGGATACTAACATAAAAAATCATTTATATCATAATATTAATATTAAGATTTTGATTGTTGGTAATGATGATCAAGGTCTTCATTTTTCTAGATGTACATCTGTTCAAATAGAAAAAAGTGTTCAGAACTTGACAAGTACAGCTAAAATTGAATTACCTCGTGAATTTAGAAACGTGTTAAAAGAATCAGATAACCAATTAAATAAGACGATAAGTATAGAAGGTAAATCAATTTTAGATTTTATTCGAAAAGGTGATAGAGTTGAAATAAGATTTGGTTATGATGGAGAATATAACTTAGAGTTTGTAGGGTATATAACAAAAATAAGTGCTGATACTCCTTTAATTATTGAATGTGAAGACGAAATGTATCAACTAAAAAAAGCAAAAAGATATTCTGGTTATTTCAAATCTGGGAATCTCAAAGAAATTTTACAAGCTGTATTACCTGAAAATTTTCAAAAAAGGCATGATTTGGAATATGATGCAGATTATAATGTTGGAAAATGGAAAATAGAAAATGCAACTCCTTACGAAGTATTGCAACAACTGAAAGAAAAAACATTTATTCGATCTTGGTTTTCTAGAGCAGAAGGGTCTGAATATACTAAACAGTTGAATATTGGAATGACTGCTGATTTTTTTACACGAGATTTAAAAACACATAAACTCAATTTCTCTCAAAACATTAGAAGAGGCTCTGATATCAAATTTATAAATGATAAAAATGACACAAAATTATTTTTAACTGTAAAGTCTAAACAAAATAATGGAAAAATTTTAGAAGGGACTGCTGGAGAAAAAGGTGAAATAGAAGAGTCTGTAGAAATGCCTCCGAATATTGATAAAGCTACTTTGCAAGATATGGCGAAGAAATTACATAAAGGTAGAGTAACAAATAGACTTGAAGGTTCTATCAATACATGGTGTTACCCTATCGTAGAACCAGGTGATGCCGTGGATATTGTTCGCCCTTTTTATCCTGATAAACATCAAGATGGAAGATATTTTGTGGAGGGAGTTACTATAAATGTTAACGCTTCAGATGGAATAAAAAGAAATGTAAAAATTAGCTATATACTATAATGGAACTAGGAGAATTATTTGAACAAGCAGTAAAGCTAACCAATAAAAAAGGAGTTCGGAGATTTCCATTAATGATGGAAACTGTTGTAGCTGTAGATGAAAATACTTGCGAAACTTCAGATGGAATAGATGATATAAAACTCAATGCAATAGATGATAAATTAGGTTCAAAACTAACAGTTTATCCAAAAATAGGTTCACAAATCATTTATGGAAGACTTAATGATACAGACGATTTGTTTGTGATTAAATATTCAGAAATAGACCGTGTGGTAATTAGAATAGAAGAGCAGGAATTCGAAATGAAAGAAGGAAAATTCAGAATTTTAAACAAAGAAGCTAATCTAAAAAATATTCTAAATGATCTTTTCCAAACACTCGAGAACGCAATTATTCAGACTCCATCAGGACCAGGAAAATTTATAGAAGTGAATACACAAGTGTTTAAAGACTTAAAACAAAAAACAAATCAACTTTTATTCTAATTATATGGCTTTAAATAAAGAACAATTTGTGCAAAATATTATTGCGATTCAAGATGAAATGATTAGATCCGAAGATTACGAATCAGGAAAAAGGATTTATGCTGAGAAACTAGCATTAGCTATTGAAAGTTATTTATTAACAGCAACAATTCAAATTACAGGAACTTCTAATCAAGGGCCATTTACAGGAACAGGAAAAATTGAATAATGAAAGATTTTTTAAGAAATGAAAAAAATGATTTGGTAATTAACAAATTAGGAGATTTTGATTTAGGAGAAAGTGATCAACAGCATGTGGGAGATATTTTTATTGCTCAGAAAGGAGAGTTTAAAGAGTTTCCCTTACTAGGATTTGGAGCTATAAATTATGTAAAAACAACGATATCTGAATACCAATTTGCAAGAGAACTGAGTATCCAACTTGAATATGATAATTACTTAAATCCTACAATTGATACAACAGAAGGTATTGAAAAAACAAAAATTATAATTTAATGAATGAGATACTCATAACAATAACAGGATTAATCAGTGTTGGAGGCAGCGCTTTTTTTGGATGGATTTTCGGAAGAAGAAAATCAAATGCAGAGGCTCAGACTACAGAAATAGACAATGAAATAAGAATGTCTAATTATTATAAAGAAATGCTTGATGATTTACGAAATCGTTATGAGAAGAAATATCAAGATTATGAAGCATTAATGAATTCGAAAGAAAAAGTATTGAGAGAAGAAGTGACAATCCTCAATAGGAAAATAGAAATGCTCCAAACTGAGAATACTGAATTACGTAAAAGAGTGATAGAACTAGAAAGATTAACAAAACATGGAAATAAAAGTCTTACATAATCAAACCTTACTGGATGTTTCTATCTATCTATTCGGAACCGCCAAAGGAGCATTTCAGTTAGCAGAAGTTAATAATTTATCTGTAACAGATGATATTATAGCTGGACAGATTTTAGAAATTCCGAATGACTTAGATTTTGGCGAACGCTTAACTGTAGAATATTATCAATTAGAAAACTTAAAACCAGCAACAGCTATACAGTTAGAGACCTTAGAAATAATTGAATTACCATCAGGTATCGATTATTGGGCAATACAAATTGACTTTGAAATACAATAAATTATGAGTGTAGAAAGCTATAAAAATGAAATGATTGCAGCTAAAGAAAATAATAGTTCTTTAAGAGGATTAACTAGTAATTCTAAAACCTCTATTTGGGGACAAATGTTTTACGTAATGGCATATAGTCTTGATCTTTTAGCGCAATTATTTACAACACATCGAAAAGAGATTGATGAAAAGATAAAAACTCAAAAAACACATCGGTTAGAATGGATTAGACAGTTATACCTCAACTTTCAATATGGTAAAGCAATAGGAAAAGATATTTATCTAAAACCTGAAACGGATATTTATGATAATACAGGATTAACAGAAGATCAGGTAGAGAGATCTAAAATTATCAAATATTGTGCAGTAAGCGAAAGTAACAGTCAAAAGGAGGTTTTGATAAAAATTGCTACAGAAGATGAAGATAAAGAATTGTCGCCAATTACAGATCAAGATGTTATAAAAGCAGTCGAAGCTTATACTAAAGAAGTAAAAGGAGTTGGTATTCCTTATCGTATCATCAATTCTTTACCAGATTTATTACAATTAATAATTACAATCTATAGAGACCCTCTTGTATTAGATAGTCAAGGAGGATTTGAAGGAGAGTATCCTGTAAACGAAGCTCTAAAAGAATTTATGAGAGAACTCCCTTTTGATGGAGAGTTAAGACTTCAGGACTTATCGAATAAGTTAGAAAAAATAGATGGAGTGAAATTAGTTGATATTGAAGCTGCTAATAGTTCTTGGATTGATGCAAGTACTCGTTCATACGGAGGACTTATAAACTTTAAAGTAAGAAAGACACCTGCAAGTGGATATTTCAAAATAACATTCGATAAGTCAGAAGAATCAATCGATTATAAATCAATTATTAAATATGCGGTATAATATAGATTTTAATAAGCTGATAGTATTATTGCTCCCTACTTTTCTGAGAAATCCTCGCTTAATAGGTTTTTTGAGAGCAGCTGTAAATCCTTTGTCTAAGCTATATGATGATTTTAATAAATATAGAACAGAAGATCATAAAAGATTAGATCATAATTGGCAAAAATGTTACTTCGAAAAAAGGTTAAATGACATTTATGATTCTACAGAGAGAAAAATAAAAATTATAGAAGGTGAAAAATATTCTAGAGAATATATCTATACTCATGGAGAAAGAAAGCCAATAAACTTAGGAATTATTTACATAAGATCAAGTAATGATTTTGCGGATACAGGCTCTGATTTTACAATAGATATGAATAAAGTGAAAGCAAATGAAGACGATTTGAATGCACAAATTAACTTTTACAAATTAGCAGGAACGAGATATAATATTATTAATCTTCCTAAAAGATTTCAATTAACAGACAATATTCAAAGAATATGAATAAAATAGATTTTCAACAAACAGGAGGGTTCCCTCTAGAAACAGATACATTAGATGCTATGCAAACAGCTTACAATATTTTCAATTCCTTAGGAAATATTATAGCTCCTTTAGCAATTATTAGCGGTTGTGACCAAATAGGAAACCAAATATCTAACGGTATAGTTTACATAAATGGAGAGGTTATCGAGTTTCGTGGAGGAACTCCTACACAATTTGTTATTATTGGAGAAGAAGTTAAAAGCAGACTTTTCTATGAAGAAACTAAAGAAAAACCTGTTTACCGCACACGTTATGCAACATTTGGTGAAAGTGCAGGGAATAAAAATTACAGATGGTCAGATTTTCATCGTCCATTTTCTTTGAAAGACATAGGAAATCGTTTGGTACATCCAGGATTTATTCAGGATTATTATGGAGATATTAACCAAATTCCTTATGGTTGGTTTTTATGCAACGGACAAAACGGAACTCCTGATTTACGAGGAATGTTCATTGTTGGATATGACGATAGAAATGCAGATTATAACGCTATTGGTAAAACAGGTGGTGCAAAAGAAGTTACCTTGAATGTTAATCAAATACCTGCACATAAGCATAGTGGTATAACTAATACAGATGGTGATCATGTGCATATTGGACTTAAATTAAGAGGTTCAAATGCTGATAATGGAGATCCTGGTAATTATGTGAATACTTCAAAAGTTCAAGATAATGGTTTACAAGATAATGCTGGTTTTACTGAAAGAGCAGGAGCTCACGGGCATACTTTTGAAACGAATGAAGTTGGAGGTAATCAAGCACATGAAAACAGACCACCATACTATGTTTTAGCAAAAATAATGTACAAAGGATAAGATAATGGCAAATATAGAAAATCAACAACCAGAATATAAGTATACAGAAAAAAGTACTTTAAAAAATTGGTTCAAAAGTAAATTAAAGCCCACTCAAGCTCAATTTTGGGCTTGGATGGACAGTTATTGGCACAAAGGAGAAAAATTGCCAATTAGTACAATTGATGGATTAGGAGAAGCAGTAGATGGAAAAGCTCCATTAGTCCATTATCATGATCAATATGCTACGAATGATGCAACTTCATTATCAAACGAAAATGTAGAACAATGGAAAAAGAAATTGGATGTAGATAATTTACAATTCGATGATCAAGCAATTTCTTTAACGAATGAATATGTAGATTTTGGTTTAACAAATGTTTCAAAACAAGCTCAATTTAACCAAGCAATTTACGAATCAAATGCAAGTAAATTAAAAGAACCTACTTATGAAGGAGATAGCAAAGAATATCCTTATTTGGTAGGAATTGATGAAGAAGGTTATTCAGCCAAGATTTCTGTAAATACAATAGGTAAAGTAAAAACTGTAAACAATCAAGAACCTAATGAAGAAGGAAATATTGAATTAGAGAAAAATGAATTTGTAAAAAATGGTTTAGGTTGGTCTACAAAATACAGAAAAAATAATCCGACATTTTTTGGTATACTAGGGGAAAACGCAGTCGACTTAAGCCATTCTTTAGGGGCTAGTACTGTTGATGGATTTTTGTTTGGGGCTAATGGTATGAATAGTTTTGTTGGGGGGGTATCGAATTCAGCTATGGGAGCAGGTAGTGTAGTTTTTGGAGGGCAAAATTACTCGCAAGGCCAGACTAATCATATTATATCATATAGAAGTATAATAAATGAAAATAGAGGTACCGTTAACAAAGGTAAATATGCCAATGGTATTTTTGGAGGAGAAGCTAATACCATAACTAATAGTATTGGAAGTGTCATAGCTGGAGGTTCTTGGAATGAAATTACAGGAGAATCTGAACCTAGAGCGGGTAATTCTTATAATTCTAATAATGCTATAGTTGGAGGTTATAGAAATAAGATAATATCAGCATCTGGAACTTCAAGACAATCTTATGGGACAGTTATATTTGGAGGAGAAGAAAATATAGCCCAAGGCCATTACAATATGATTGCAGGTTATAAAAACCATGCAGTAACTATTGGTGAGACATTATTTGGAATGTATGCCACTGTACAGAACACATCACTAAGTGGTTTTGATTATATAGTTGATAGTAGGATATTTAGTGTAGGTGTAGGTTATTCAAACTCGAATGGTTCAGTAGTGCGTAGAGATGGTTTATCTATATATAGAAATGGACTTGTGACAGCTCCTACAATAACAAATACACTTATTAATAATAATCCTAAAGCATTAGTAACAAAAGAATTCGTTGAAGATAGAATATCTAATTTCACATTACCAACTAACTGGTCTAATGCTTCTCATACATTTAATGCTATACCTAACAAAAGTAAAGTAGCAACAGCATCAGAGTTTATTGTAAGAGATTCAGTAACTAAAGAGCTAGGTTATGCAGATGGAACAATACCTTTTAAATCTCTACCTGATAATCTTACAGATTTTGAAAAGACAGAATGGAAAACTAAAATGAATGGGGGATGGACAACTGCAACTATGAGTGTAGGTTTGATAACTCCTATGGTGATTAAATTAGAAGATTCACCTTCATGGTTGATGCTGAAAGGTGCTAATTTGAATTTGAATCCAACTAATTTCAAAATTGAGATAATGTCAAAAGATGGTTTGACAGTTTTAGCTACTATTCCTAATTCTCAAGTTCAATTATATACTAATGGTACCGATTTAACATTTTGGTACAATTTCTATTCATTAGGTATCAATGAATATAAAATACGTCTTAATAATGGTATTGCTACTTATATTGCACCTTTAACTTTTCGAGTTTCTCAAAATATTGATTTTATTGATTTATCAAATAACACTTGGGAAGTCAAAGTTTATGATGATAAAATAAACAGTACTGTGCAGACAGGGCAAAGAACTGTGTCATTTACAAATGATTCGAATGTAAAACCTATTGCAATTGATAATAGTATAACTATTACAGCTACTACAAAACCTTTGTGTACAATGGCTGATGATTTTGTTATCGAGTTAAGTATAAAATCAACACCAAAAGGCGCTAGAAGAGGTGGCGCAGGAATAACACTGAATACTGACAACAATCTTGTTAATGATATGTTAGCTTATGCTCGTGAGTCTGATGCAAGTTGGTTCAATAGTGTAAGTAACTCTACTGTAGTTGGTAACATAGATGTTACTTTGTTTTTAGTAAAGCAAGGCAATATATTATCAGCTATTATGGTAGGTGCTTCTAATACAGTGGTAGGTAATATGGCGGTAACATCTGATGTTAATACAGTTGTAAGAGTGAAGCAATATATTGAAAATGGATTTACAGCCACCTACTCAACTAATATAATTAATGCATATAAATTTTAATAAAAACTACTAATGGAACAAATTGTAAAAGGAAGAATACTTTTAAAATAACAAATCTCAAATTTTTAAAAATTCAGTACAACATTCATGATACAAGTTATGGTATTGGAAATCAAGAAATAGATCGTCATATTGTCGATATTATGCTAAAAAACAATATGAAAGATTGGGTATATGCCTATTTTGAAAATAGAATACCAATTAATTGTTATTAATTAATCATCGGATTTTTCGGTTCAATTTCTTCTTTAGAGAAAAATAACAATTTAAACAGCATTTAAATCAATTTAAAAACATGTGTAAAATTACACGTGCAGGATAATTCATTTTAAAAATTAAGGAATGAATATAAAAAAAATGGAACCTAACTTATAAAATATGGCAAATATAGAAAATCAACAACAAGAGCAAATCTATACAGAAAAAAGCACATTAAAGAACTGGTTTAGGAGTAAATTAAAGCCCACTCAAGCTCAATTTTGGGCTTGGATGGACAGTTATTGGCACAAAGGAGAAAAAATGCCAATTAGTACAATTGATGGATTAGGAGAAGCAGTAGATGGTAAAGCACCAATTGTACATTATCATGATCAATATGCAACGAATGATGCAACCTCATTATCAAACGAAAATGTAGAACAATGGAAAAAGAAATTGGATGTAGATAATTTACAATTCGATGATCAAGCAATTTCTTTAACGAATGAATATGTAGATTTTGGTTTAACGAATGTTTCAAAACAAGCTCAATTTAACCAAGCAATTTACGAATCAAATGCAAGTAAATTAAAAGAACCTACTAATGAAGGAGATAGCAAAGAATATCCTTATTTAGTAGGTATTGATGAAGAAGGTTATTCGGCTAAGATTCAGTCAGGAGATATAGGAAAAAACTTTGCGAATACAGATTTAGTTGTAACAACTAATCGTAAACATACAGGTCCAGCGAGTGTTGAATTAGCTATGTCGTTCATTTGTTCTAATTCTTCTGTGCGTTATTCGGGCATTGTTGACAAAAGTGCTGATGCAACTTTTAATATTTTTCCTGTATTAGATAGTAGTGGAAATTTAGCTAAATCGACAAATGCTATTAATGCAATGATAGCTACTATGAAGATAGCTACGCCAGCACAAAAAGTGGCATTTATGAAAGAAATGAATGGGCAATATTCATCTGGTCAAATAACAACTACAATGATATTAATGCCTGTTGTTGCTATTGGTGATAATACAGAAGGTTTATCAAAAATTGACATATATGGAACTGAGCTCAACATAGACCCTGATACTTCTTATGTAAGAATTAAAGAGTTAGGAAATGTTACAAATTGGCAAGATTGTGCATGGCAAAGTATAGATTCAACAAGGTTAGAAGTTTATATTGATAATTCTTTTATAGATGTAAATAAATCTTATGTTTTCGAACTAAAACATGGTATTCAGGTTCATACTACCACAGTATCCTTAGATGTTGTTTCGAATTTAACAGATATTGATTTGTCTACATTAATTTATACACAAACAAAAGATAATGTACCTGATAATTACATAAATGTAACAGTTGATGCTACAGGATTTATTACACACACTGTTAAAAATTCAGCCAACCCAGCAAACTTAGATGGTCAAATTCTTAAAAAAATAAAAACCCAACCAATCGCTAACTATGATGATAACTTAATACTTATAATAGATTTCAATTGGAGTTATCCAACAAAAGGTTATGAGTTTCCTGTTCAATATGATTTTATGGGATTATCTAAAGTGATTGAATATCCTGAAAACGATGTTTCTAATAATATAGTAGCAGGTGTTGGAACAGGATTCCAAAGCAATATTAATTCGAATATGAGAACAAGAATTATAGGCGGTGGATTTATTCCTAAAAGTGGAATAGGACAAGCAATAATAATCAAAAAAGGTTCAGTTTTAACAACGGTGTTAATTATGGGTGGAACTATTATTAGATATACTTCGAACGCTACTATTACTTCTGAATACGCCGTAGAATTTAATTTCGTAGGTAGGTATCTTGATCCGAAACAAGTAGGTACTTATAAGATTTCAAGCATTCAAAAATTTTAAATAATGAACAAAATAATCAGACAAAGAATTTCAAATCATCCTACATTACCTGATTTAGAACGTGATGTAGTTGTTTATCGTTGCGCAGATAATATGGATGTACAACAAATGCCTATTTCTGCAAGAATAGAGCACTTTAAAGAAGTAGATGGAGTAAGAACTCTTTTACCAGAATTTACTAGAGAGGTTAAAGATTGAATTGTCTCAAATGACTATCAGATAAAAAAAAGAGATACTAAAAACCAAATTGGTTTAGATGATGAAGGAAATGAAGTAAAAGTGAATGCTTTTGATACTTATCAAAATTTAATTGTTCAAGCGTTAGAACCTATTCTGAAACAAGGTATATTGAATGATGATACAGAAATGAAACGCTTTGATCGATGAATATTATTTTAGTCATTCTCGCAAAATTGATTTATTTAGCCGTTGAGCCTATCAATTTCATTTATGTGATTCTCGTCAAAAAGAAATTCACTTGGAAAAGACTTAACGGTTATTTCCGTGATGAAGCTCTTGCAATTGACAGATTTGGAAATTCGCAATATCGTTCAATATTTAATACGTGGTTTGTAGCTGAAAAAGGTTACAAACATGGAAACATAAACGAAACTATTTCATCAATTTTAGGGAAAAATGAGTATTTCGATACACTTACAAAAACAGGAAAATTTCTTGTTAAAATTCTAAACTTCATCGATAAAAATCATTGCGCAAAGTCAATCGACTGGGACGTTTAAACATCATTTAAAACACAATTAAAATCAATCAAATTACACTCGTAAAACATACGAGTGAGGATAAACTCATTTAAAATTTTAATATGAAAACAGGTAAAACAGGACTTGAACTCATCAAGAAATATGAAGGTTTTTATTCAAAACCTTATCTCGACCCAATTGGTATTCCAACGATTGGATATGGTGCTACTTATTATCCGAATAAAGTAAAAGTAACGATGAAGGATAAGCCATTGACGGGAAAAGAAGCATCAGAACTATTAGTACAAATGCTAAAAGTATACGAAAATCAAGTAGCATTATTAGTGACAAAACCAATCAATCAAAATCAATTTGATGCTTTAGTTTCTTTTACATATAATCTTGGAGCTACAAATTTTGGAAAATCAACATTGTTGAAGAAAATAAATGTAAACCCAAATGATCCAACAATACGTCAAGAGTTTGAAAAATGGAATCGTGCAGGAGGAATTGTATTGAATGGCTTAACAAAAAGACGTAAAGATGAAGCAGCTTTGTATTTTTCTTAG